AGAGAATAGCACAGATATTATTGTTTATGATGCTTTAACACGCATACAAGACGCTGACACACAAGTAAATACAATGGAGATACCTTTTAGGTTTTATCCTTGTCTTACGGCAGGATTGGCTTATTATATAGCCATGAAAAGAGCACCAGATAGAATACAATTATTAAAAACAGTATATGAGGAAGAATTTGAAAGGGCAATGGGCGAAGATAGAGACAGATCATCTTTCACAGTAAGCCCACAATTGTCATATTATAAGGTTGGATAATGGCTTTTGCACAAGGAAAATACGCTTACAGAATATCTGATCGTTCTGGATTTCGTTATCGTATTAAAGATATGAGAAAAGAATGGAATGGAAGTGTTGTTGGATATGATGAATATGAAGAAAAACATCCACAATTAACTCCTCCTAGAATAAGGACAGATTTAGAGGCTATAAGAGACGCAAGATCAGATGTGAAAGATGACAATAGAGCTTTCATAGTTTATACTAATCAAGGTCTTGGAAATTTAGGAAGTTTATTAACATCTTTTAGTGCTACTGCAAGTGTAGGTAGTGTAACAGTGAGTACAACATGAGTTTTACTTTAACAACATTGACTGCATCAATCCAAGAATGGACACAAAATGATGAAGCAACTTTTGTTGCCGAAATACCTTTTTTTATAAAAAATGCTGAAGAAAGAATATTTAAAGTTGTTGATTTAGATTATTTTAGAAAAAATGCTACTGGAACAATGACAAGCAGCAATAAATTTTTACAAAAACCAAGTGACTATTTAGCAAGTTTTTCATTATCCTATGTGGATTCAAGCAATCAAAACATATTTTTATTACAAAAAGATGTGAATTACATTCAAGAATTTAATCCAAATCCAAGTACTACAGGAAGTCCAAGATTTTATTCTTCTTTTGATATTGACAATTTTATTGTAGCTCCCACTCCTGATTCAAGTTATTCAGTAGAGTTGCACTATTATTATAGACCAGCCTCTCTAACAACAGATGATTCTGGCTCAACTTGGATAAGTACAAATGCACCAGATGCTTTATTATATGCGAGTCTAATAGAGGCATACACTTTTATGAAGGGTGAAGCAGATTTAATACAACTTTATACTGCAAGATTTACAGAATCTATTAGTAGACTTAAATTATATGCTGAAGGTCAAGAAAACACTGATGCTTATAGGGAGGGACTAGTAAGAACCCCAAGACAATAGAAGGTAGTAAATATGAAAAATAAAAGTATTGCAATTGTTGCTTTAGGCAATAGTTGTGCTGAATACATGATGGCAAAAATAAGAAGTGAAAAGTTTACAGATGTATTCCCAGAATGGAAGGAGTTATTTAAAAAATATGAAACATCGCAGACCTAAA